GGCTTGCTTTAATAGGGGAGCCAAGTTGTGCCCTTTCCGTTGCTTGTTTTGCATGGGATACCTGCAACAAGCCTCGTCGCTTCCAGTAGCGTCGTGCCACCGCGGATGCCGCAACGATGCGTCTCGTCAACGCGCAGCGACTGTTCATCGCAAACTATTACTACCCGTGCAGTCTGTCGACTACTTCCGGACGCACACTCTCACAGAGAGGGGCCCTTAGTACGGAACTATTAAGTGACTACGACTAGTCACACCGTTTTGGGTAAACCGAGCAAGGCTTGTCATCTTGCTACGAGGAGAGTTTGCAACCCCATGTGATCGATTGACAGATCACAGGTGAATACGTACAGGTATTATTGCCATAAGGGTCCTTCCGGGCGCTTGGATACGCTCTCCAAGACGGGTGACCGGGTACCGCTCCCAGTTTGGTACGTACGTATGAGCAGTTTAACGTCATGCTCAGGACGTGATACTATCCCTGCTTTTACAGTTAAAGCATAACTCAAGTATCCTAGACCTAAGGCTTTAGAGCAACGGCTCAAGCAGTCTAGTATGACAACATCTCAGTTGAGATGAAAGCTGGATCCTCAGAATAAGGTCGCTGGCAAAAGCCCGACCTCATAAGTCGCTCGGGATAAGGAAGTATTTCACCCTTCCCCCGACATTCGACTCGCATTTTCGAAACTCGTTTGCGAAGTCGACCTGAGAGCGCTCGCGCGCTGCAGAACATGGTATCGTCGCCTTCAGTGACAACGTCCTGCGTCCATAAAAGTTCACTCTGGTCAATCTGTTTTAAGACAGTAAAGCCCGTCGCAGATGGCTTAACAGATTCCGGAGGAACAAGTGACCCTCGGTACAACATCCGACGACCTTGAATCCTCGAAAGGTCGTGCGTAGCGCGGAAACATCTCCCGTCGCCGATGTAGAGCTTTCCCTGTTTAGAGAGCTCGAGTCCAGATTGGATGCAAACGTTCGCAATGATCCTCTGGAACTTTGTGTACTGAGCCTTCTCACTCGGCACCATACCCAGGCCGTAAAATTCACGCGCAGCGTGAAAAGAGAAGAAACCATCCGCAGAAACGAGACGGAGATGCTCTCTGTTGACCGAATGAAATCGTCTAACAGCTCGTTCGCGGTCTTGCGCACCCTTCACAGCCTCTGGTTGGAGAGTGTAAAGTGCCTTGAATACCTGACTTTCGTCCGTTTCAATTGGCATCTGTGACGCTACTTTCGACTGACCATGCATCAGCCCCGTATTAAAGAAGGGACAGTAGTCGAATTCGCACAAACCTGACTCAGCGAAGTCAGATCGCTTTCGTGCGACCCATGGCTGGGAGTTAATGAAGATTTTATCTTCATGGGCGAAATTCTTACCCAAACTCTTTCGGAAACCAGCATTCTTTATGTGATCACACCAAACGGTATACTGTGACTCACGACAACGGAATAGAATATCATCACCGTTGACTAGAATTGGAATTTTGCGGAAATCATCCACATGAGGAAATAGCGCCAACCAACTGACGCAAAAGTTGACAATGCAGAGAATTGGAAAGCTCAAGGTTGAGCCCATCAATTGGCCGTTCTGCTGCACGCACGCGTTGAGATTTTCCATGTCCCGGCCCATAAGAGCGTCCTGGGGACCAAGAGAAGCTGTCCGAAGCTCCTCTGACTCAACATAGTTCTTGGGGTAATTCACCAAATGCGGTTCAATACACGCATCAAGAACATAACGATACATCAAGATCGTTTCTGGGTCGCAGCCCTGCTGCTCGTATGATGTCATAAGCTTCTCCATCATAATCCCGTGACAAGCGCGAGTTAACCTGATATCAATCTCATCAGTCGCTGCGGAATAGTCACCAGACACCCAGACCGTGCGCTCACCATCAAATGTGTAACCCTGGAAGAGTCCGAAATCGCTCGAAAGACGATCCAAGAACTTCAGGTGCCAAGCCTCCAAGGGCTGGCCACATAGTGAGAATTGCGGAATTTGCC